CAGGGCAAATAAGACTACAAACGGTTTTGTAAACGACCTTATATAGATTAATATAAAACAACTAATAATATGAGCGCATATAAATACTACTCCGCAATAAACGCAGCTTCGGGAACGCAAGTTTTACCTGACCATTTGCATCTACATAACGATAACTCTACAGCGGTAACTTTAGAAATTACTCCAACAACACCGAACTCCGTCTATAATCCTTTTGCGACGGATAAAATCATAACTTCGTCTGTAATAGGAGGGACTACAGGAAGGTTTAATGCCTCTGGGAATCTTGCAGAAACTACAGCTATAGTGGGGGGGGATGGACTAGCTACGGTAAGAGTAGTGACTGCGTTAGGAGACATAACAACCTTGACAATAGTAGACGAAGGTAACGACTTTCTAGCAGGCATGACAGTCTCTACAATAGTAGACGATGTAAACGCTACGGGAATTAATAAGGGTGTTGAAACTATGACCCAAGTTCTCGTCCCAGTCGCAAGTGGTTATTTTGTTTATAGTCCACAAACAAATAATGATGGAACGGATTTTAAAGTAGGCTTCTCAGTTAGTGCAGCAGGGGCGTTAGAAAATATACAGATTATTAATGAAGGGTCAGGGTATGCCAATGGTGATGCTCTGTTGTTTTCGGAAAACGGACAGAGTTTTACACTTGTCGTAGCAACCGCAAACTTAGGTGTTAATGTAACATTAGAGTTTCTTTTAGTAGCTTCTGACATTGCTAACGATACCTTCCCTCTTAAACTAAACATAGGAGACACTACGGACTTTCTAGTAAAAGCGGTAAAAATGCAAGGTACTGGTAATAAAAGTTTATTAGCTTACTCAATATAAAACAACTTAGAGATGGAAGATATGTTTTTAGAAATAATGGACTCAGTAAATATTGAGTACGAAATAGTACGCTCAAGAGGTGACGATATGCGTGTATTTATACCATTTAACCAATTTTCAGGTGGTATAGTTGAGTTTGTTAGAGGAGCAGCAAAGGATATAGAGGAAGCCTTACTGTCAGAGGGTGTAGATATTGACGATATTATTATGGATGAGTTTACCGATGGTGTTGAGGTTGCGATAGAAATTCGAGAAAAATAAAACAACTTAAAGATGGCTAACAGAAAACTTTATAGTAGAGGCGTTTTAACATACGAAGATGTTAATAATGCTTTAGATGAAATATTATTTGATATAATCGAAGCCTACGACTCGAATGAATATGATAGTGTAGCTTGGGGTATATACCATCATTATTGGAATGGGGGCTTCTATGTTTCGGAAAACGCAGAAGACGCAAAATATATTTTAGAAAGTTTAAAAGAGTATCTAGAACGTCATTTAGACGTAAGAGGGATTAACAAATACATTGATGCCGTTGAGGGGTTATTGTATTCAATATAATATAAGATGGCTAACAGAAAACTCATAGAACTACTAATTGGGGAAGACCAAGACGCTTTTGGAGTCGAGGCTATTAGCCTTGTTAAGTTTCCTGCAATAGAAGAGAACTTTATCTTTTTCTCAAAAGAAAAGAAGCAAAAGGCTCTAAGTCTCGCAGCTATAGACGAGGACAAACGCACCCTAATAGGGGCAGCTTTAATTCCTGACAAGAACATACCACGTTACGACGAATTAAGCGAAGAAGAGTATGATGTATTCTTCTCTCAAGATACCGTTAAACTAGCTTCTGAGTTATTCCTAAAGTCCAACCGCACCAACGAACATACATTTGAACACGAACAAAAAGTGGAGGGTGTAAGCGTAGTGGAGTCGTGGATAGTAGAAGACCCAGAGATGGATAAGTCTAAGCACTATGGAATGAGTATGCCTGTAGGAACTTGGATGGTCAGAGTACACGTAGGAAACGATGAGATGTGGGAAGCAGTAAAAGAGGGTTCTATTCGTGGGTTCTCAATAGAGGGATATTTTGTGGACTCTGTTCAAGAGATGTCTACTAAAGTTGAGAAGGGATCGGTGAAGAAAACACTTAGCCGTATGTGGAACTTCATTAAGCGCAAATTCTACGTAGAGATTCAGTTAGAGAACGGAGCTATCCTAGCAACCGAAGACGAAGCTCTCACACCTGGTTCTAAGGTCTTCTCTTTAGATGACGAAGGGATGCCTATTGAACTGCAAAACGGCAAGTTTAAAACAGGAGGCGGTGTCGAGTTAGAGGTCTTTGAAGGTGTCCTTATAGAGTACGATGGAGAGGTAAAAGCTATAGAGGAAGCAGTAGAAGAAATGGAAAAAGTGGAGCTAGACCAAATGAAAGTTAAATATTACAAAGCCTTATTAAAGGGGAGAATTAAGGATTATTTGGGTAATTCAACTAAATTATCTATATTGCGTAAAGTAAAAAACAAAAAAAATTAAAATGAGTACGATACAAATTTTTGAAAGTAAAGGGACTTGGTACGATGAAGAACTCTTAAAAGGACGTTCACAGTTGTCACAGCTACAAGATATTGTAGATGGTTACATAGAGGTAGTGCCTATCGGTAACGGTGTAATCGCTGTTGTAAACGAGGAGGGTCTGATAATGGGACTACCCTATAATGAAGACGCAAGTCAATTGGCAGGTATGGACTTGTATGGTGATGTCGTAATTATGGACTCAGTAGACTTATATTAAAAAAACAGGAAATTAAAATGGACAGACGTGATTTGGAAGATTTACTAGACTTAGTTACGGAATACTATAATGAACACCCATTTTATGAAAATGGAAAATGCTTGAGTGCTTTTATTCGTGACTTGGAAGAACATATTTCAATATTATAAAAAGCTAAATACGGAAATTAAAATGAAGCTAGAAAAGATTTATATATTTATGGAGCCTTACGATTATAATTATCGTGGGCAGGGTTTTTACATATACCCTTTTTCCTTTAATTCTTGGGACGACTTTCAAGACGGTCTAAAAGAGTCTTACGAAAACTACCCACCTGAAGTAGAGGAATGGGAGTTTGTAGACTCAGACGGTATCAATGACTATGGTGTAGACGGTATCGGTATTGAAGAAGACAATTTTGATATGCTAAAAGAAATGGGTGAATACGGTGAAGAAATCGGTTTAGACATTTTTCAAATTTTAGAAGTAGCTAGTGACTTAGGAGGTGTAGACAAAGACTATTTAGAAGAAGCATACAGAGGTATGTTTGATTCTGTAAAAGATTACGCTTATGAATTATTAGATGACATAGGAATAAGCGAGGACATGGCAGAAAGCTATTTCGACTGGGAACACTTTGGTAGAGAATTAAAGTGGGATTTTGGCGAAGATATGTTAGTTGAAGAATACGGTTATACTGTTTCAGAAGCACAAGATTTAATGGACTCAAGAGATTCAGATTTTGCTGAGTGGTATATAGAAATGATAGGAAGCGTTACTGAATTAGGTGCTGAGACTCTAAAGAGTTACTTTGACTATGATAAATTCGCAAGAGATTTAAGTTATGACGTTACTCTTATAGAGGACAGAATTTGGTGGAACCACTAATAAAAAGAATATGAATTTAATTGGAACAATAAATGTAGCTTTATTCGGAGGAATGGGGTTTAATATATATGAGATAAAAGACATTATGTCTGACATAAGCCGAGGTTGGGCAAACTACGATTATCAAATTATTAATCAAGATGATTTTGTAGATATTGAAATCTATGGTATTGGAATTAGTGAAGATATTTTATACGATGTCTTAGACCAACTAGACAGCGAAGGTGTAGACGCCTTTATCTACTAATAAAAAGAATATGAACTATATAGGAGGATTTAAAGTCTTTGACGCAGACGCTAATGAGATACAAGATTTAATAGATTGGAACACTCAAAGTTTTGGCAGGGGGGCTTCTTTAGGTGATACTACTTACGATGTTTTCCAAGACGGAACAGATGTATTAGTAGATGTTTATGGAAGTGACCGTAGTGTAGTTCAAACAATTTACGTTTGGATTGAGGACGAAGGATATGATTTACCTTAACTAATGAGTTTAATTAGAAGAATATGGGACGTATGGACTAACTCAGCTCAGGAGGAGCTAATCGTTATGCTAGAAGAGTTTGCCTTAGACTATTCTTTTGACACCGTATTCTTGTCTCGCATAGGACTTATAGAAGATGCTATACGCGACGAAGACTACGAAAGAGTACGTTTACTATTTGACCGATCCGCACCCGATATGATGCGAAACCTGGACAGAAGTTTATTTATAGAAATTATTGACGAAGCCGAATACGGTTATTAAAAAAAAGAAAGAATGAGAATTTTAGAAGAAGTAGAAAGTGCATTACGCGATTACGTGGAGTTTGTAGATATGCATATATACAGCAATTCGACAGCAGATTGTATGATAGCTGATAGAACAGTACGACTTGATAAAGTCTTAGATAACATACAAGATGAATTTCCCGAAATTGAAATTGTAGTTAAACGTAGTGGAGCTGCTAGTGGAGGTGATTTTGGTGATACGTACTTTGTTGATTTCCAAATTTACCACGACCCACAAGGTATACTTAGATAACGATCTTAATAAAAAGAATGTATAGAGAGATTATAGACGCAGTTATGTCAGAGGTAGGAAAGTACGCTGACATTAAAGAGAGTACGTCGGAAGAAACGAACGTAGGCTTTATTGTAACCTTCTATGACGAGATAGAAGCCGACGAAATGAGGACACGCCTTATGCAAGATATAGCAGAGATAGCTTACGATTTCGACTGGTATGACGAGGTGCAAGAGATGGGAAATGGTACTTTCTATATCAACCTTTATAGCTACGATTACTAAAAATAAAACGACCTTATATATATAGATATGCGAAACAGAAAATTTGCCGAAGAAGAAGTTGTAGTTGAAGAGACTACAACCGAAACAACTGAAGAATCTACCCCAGATTCTCATGAACAATTTGTAAACATTTTAGTGGAGATGGGGTTATCCGCAGAACAAGCCGAAGCTATCCACCAAATGTCTATGGACTTATTGGAGGCAGGTGAAGGCGAAACAACAGAAGAAGTGAGTACAGAAACAACAGAAAAAGTCGAGGCTTCTCGCCTACGTCGAGGACGTAGAAGCTTGTCGCGCAAGCCGTCACAAGCACGTAATTCAAGATCGCGTCGTCGTGGTCTAAGTTCAGATAGTCGTGAGGCTCGTATGGTGTCACGCCTACGTCGTCAGAATATCGAACTAAGAAAACAACTAAGAGAGTTTGGAGCTGCGCCTGCCTCTAAACCTTTACGTAACGCTCCACAAACAGAGGAGTCAGCTACAAAAACTACACCCCTTACAGGTGTAACTAATCAGGCTTTTGAAATGATTAAAAATTTACAAAAATAATGGGATATTCAAATTCACTTAGAAAGCGTAGAGAGTTTACTCCTGCGAACCCTACTGTAACTCCTGCTACAACTTACGCAGGTGTACTCAGTAGTCCTTTCGTAGCACCAGCTATGAAACTAGCGAGTACCCTAGTAAATGGGTACGTCCGTCAAATAGACGGGATTCAAAACAAAGCAGTAATTTCTAGCCTAACTTCTGATGACCCTTTACAGGCAGCAGCAGAGAATTGTGCATGGAATGACGGAGCAGACCTAACTTTAGGAGAAAGAGTTTTAACCCTTTCGGACCTTGCGGTAATGCAGTCTCTATGTCGTGCTACACTTCTCCCAACTTGGGCAGGAATGGGCGGTGCTAGAGCTACTATGACAGCAGGCTCTCCTGAGTTTGTAAACTTTGCAATGGCAACTGTCGCAGCAGCTACAGCTCAAAGCGTAGAGAATAACATTTGGTTAGGTGGTACTGTTGTAGGAAAGGGATTCCTTTCTAATTCAGGAACTTTTAACAGAGCAGGATTTGGTGCAGCTATTTTAGACCCAACTCTAATTAATCACGTAGACGTTACAGCAGGAGGTTTTGCAGATGATGTTATTACACAAGGGACAGGTGCTTTTGATTTAGCATACAATGGTGCTATCACTAACTGCCCTGCTATTCTTAATAAGCCTGACGTAGCTTTTTACGTAGGAACTGCTTGTGCAGGTCAGTATATGACTGCTTTAGGTGTAGCAGGAGGTTCGGGTTACCAAACTAACGTAACTAACCAAAGTTTCACTAACCTACAATACTTAGGTATTCCTATCCGAGTATGTCCAGGTATGCCTGCTCAAGCTATTGTTTTGACTTACCAAGACAACTTAGTTGTAGGTTCTAACTTGAACACCGACTATACTTCAGCTCAATATATCGATCATTGGCAGTATTCAGGTTCAGATGAGACTCGTATCGTAATCCGTTTCGGATTGGGTATGCAAGTGGCTGTTCCTGGAGATGTAGTAGTTGGAGCTTTAGAAGCAGTCAACCCAGCTTAATCGTTTAACCTTTAAAACCTAAAAATTATGGCTTGTTCTTTAGTAGAAAGCGGACGGAGTATTTCGTGCCAAGATGGTATTGGAGGTATACGCAGGGTGTTTATTGGTGAAATGGCAGGTATAGACCTTACGGCTAACCCTGCTGCTTGGTTCGGTTTTAACGCAGCAGGTGAAGTAGACAAATTATGGAACTCGACTGGAGTTGCCGACACAAGTGTACCTCCTGCTACTCCTGCAAATGATGCGAATTTTTGGACTTACGAACTCACACGTGAGAAGTCTATGATGGACGTAACGATCACAGGAGACGAGGGAACTGGAACGTTCTCTTTTGAGCAGAAATTGACTTTGACTTTTAAGACTCTTTTACCTGCTGATACCGATAGAATCGTTACACTTGCAAAGGCTTCTCCTCCAATTATAGTAGAAGATAATAACCAAAAGCTCTACCTTCTAGGAGCGCAATTTGGTTGTGTTTTAACAGGTGGAACTATCTTAACAGGTACGAGTTTCAATGACGCAGGAGGATTCTCTTTAGAGTTCTCTGCTCGTCAGTTGTACCCAGTTTACCTATGTGAATACGGTAGTGCTGTAGCTACACCCTTAGATAATATCACAGGGGTAACTGTAGATACTTGATATTCGTATAAATATACAAATAAGAAAAGGAGGCTTAACGGTCTCCTTTTTTTGTTAAACGTCTTATATATATAGATATGATACAACTATCTACGCAATCTCCTAAAGCTATAGCTGTTAAATTCAATAGTTCTTTTCCAGAGGGATTGGCAACAAACGCAATATATTTAGACTTAATTAACCAATATACTAAAAAGGAGTATAGACTAGCAACAGGCTTTAATACCTATACTTCTGGAAGAGGAACTTGGATGGTAGCACCTGCTGTAACCACCTTTCCAGTTGGCACTTACATTATAGAGTTTATGCAAGTGGGGACAGAGAAACTATTAGCAACACAATTAGCTTATATTAGCGGTACGGACGTAATAGGTGAAGACGACTTTAAAACCTATACGAATGGAGACTCTGACGCTGACATAGTTTATCCAAATACATAATGAAAGAAGAAGCTAGAAAACAAAAGATGAGCGTACTTAACTACGCTAACACTAATGTCCCAATATTTTCGGAGCAACCGAATAAAGAATATATTGAGATAGGAGTAGATAATCAATACCCTCATTTTTTAGAAGACTTATTTGCAAGCTCTAGTATTCATGGAGCGATTGTAAAAGGAGTTTCAGAAATGATTTACGGAGGTGGTTTAACCTCTGAAACTAAAGACCAAAATATAGCAATGGTTAAAAGTTAAACAAATTTTTGGAGATGAGACTTGCCTTAAAAGAGCTTCAGCCGACCTTAAACTTTATGGTCAATGTTATCTTAATGTTATATGGAGCGTAGACCGATCTACTATCTCTGAGGTCCACCATATTCCTGCTTCTACAATCCGATGCGGTGTAGCTGACGATGAGGACAATATCAATGTTTTCTTTCACTCTACAGACTGGACTGATACAAAAGAAATTCCAAGACCTATACCTGCCTTTAATACTTCAGATAGAACCGCAGCCTCACAACTTGTACAAATTAAAATGTATAGTCCTCTGAGTTTCTACTACGGCTTACCTGACTATTTAGCTAGTACCTCATATATTCATGTAGACGCAAGTTTATCAACCTTTCATCTTAACTCAATTTTATCGGGTTTCTTTCCTTCTACGATTATTAACTTTAACGACGGAGTACCTACGCAAGAGGAAAGGATGGAATTAGAAAGGCTTGTGATGGATAAGTTTGGAGGTGCAGGAGGTCAGAAGGTTCTAATGACTTTTAACGATGGTGCGGATTCAGCTCCTACTGTGGAGTCTTTCGCTATGCAAGACCAGCACAAAACCTTTGACTATCTTAGTAAGGAAGTGCAAACTAAAATCCTCTCAGGACATAGAGTTACGACCCCTTTGCTATTTGGCGTAAGAAACGAGGGTGGAGGTTTTGGATCGAACGCTGACGAAATGCGCGACGGCTACGACTTATTTACAAATACGGTAGTTAAACCTATGCAGAATCTTTTGCTTGAGGGTTTACGTCCTATCCTAGCTGCTTGTAATATAACTATTCCTTTAGAGTTTGTACCCCTTAAACCTGCTAGTTTCT